GCTGCTGGTGGTGTTAGGGCGGCTGCTCCAATTATGAATACGAGTGATGATGCTGGACAGATATTGAGTTCTGGTGTTAGAAATGATCCATATGCAAGTTCTTTAGTACTTGCAATACCTTTTAATACGTTAACTGACGAATCTCCAACAGGTAGAGTTAATTCTACACTTAACATATCTACAGTAGGCAGTGTTAGTTCAAATACAACTTCTGCGAAATTCTATGGTACAACACATTTATGGAGCGGAAGTGGAACTAATTACATACTTGCATCTGATACTTCAAATTTCAATTTCGGTCTAGGCGATTTTACAATTGAATGTTGGTATCATATGACTGCATCTCGTCCACAAGGAACATATAATATAGTCTGCTCAGTGTTTTCTGATGCTGGTCAGTATAGTTCAGCGGGAGCGTGGCACGCATATGTCAATACTTCTGATAATAAGACTGGTATGTATCGTCAAGGCACAGGAAACTTTACAGTCAATTATACATTCCCACTAAATCAATGGGTTCACGTTGCATATGTTCGTACTGGATCAACTCTTAAAATTTATCACGATGGTGTCGGTCAAACTGCTTCAACTTCAGCAAATGTAACTTTTGCTAATCCATATGCAAATGGATTATTGATTGGTAGACTTAATCCCACTGACCTTGGTGGCACAACAGGTCAACATCAAGGTTATATGCAGGATTTGAGATTGTATAGTACAAATAAATACACTGCTGACTTTACTCCATAAATTTATTAGACATTCTCAAAAAACTGATATATAATAACACTGAATACATTATTCTTCATCTAGCATCCGATATAAATACTCAAAAATATAAACAAACATCCAAGATACAGGTTGGTATATCTGGTATTTGTATCAACCATAAATAACTAGAAAAGAAGTAAAGAGATGTCGCAGCTAAACGTTGACTCTATAAAAAATAGAACAGGCACAGGAGCACCATCCTTTCCAAGTGGTGCAACTGTAACTGGTGTCATTACTGCAACAACCTTCAGTGGAAACATTACCGGTACTGCTGCTACCTTCACTGGTAATGTAAGTATTGCAGGAACACTGACTTATGAAGATGTAACCAATGTAGATTCTGTTGGTTTAATCACAGCAAGAAGTGGCATTGTCATATCTGGCGCAGGTCTTACAGTTACTGGTATTTCTACGTTTGCAAATGATGCAAGATTCCGTGGTGGAGTGATTGAGAACGTATCAGCAGCGACGACTTATACGTCTGGTGGTGCATTAGTTTTAGAGTTAGATGTAAGAAACTCAACAACATATCGTTATTCAATGGTTGGTGGAAATATTGGTATCGTATCATTTAAGAATATGCCTGCTGATGTTGAAAATGGATCTACTGTAACTGTTCTATTCACTCAACAGTCATCAACTCCATCTGGTGCAGGAAATACAACAGCAGCAACAGGTATTGGAACAAACTGCACGGTCATTCCTTTTGTTTCTGGTGCAGCAATCGCAGGTATTTCAACCAGAGCACTAGTCGGTTCTGCAACAACTGTAACACTCTCATCAACTGCAAGTGATGTAGATTTTGTTTCGTTCTTCGTTCATTATACTGGTGGCACATCAAGTGCAGCAGCAAGTTATAAGATTTATGCGACGAAGAATGGAGGATTTCAACGCGGTAACGTAGGAGTATAATAGTATGGCACCTATTTTTACTGGAAGTAAGTTTGGATTTGGTAGGAGTGCTGTGGTTGCTTCTGGACCTCCCTTTTCTGCTACTGGAGGGACTTTTATACCATCATCCACTTCTGGGGATGGATATTCATATCATGTATTTTTAACATCTGGCGCTCTTAATGTAGTATCAGGATCAAAATCCATTGATTATCTTGCAGTTGGCGGCGGCGGTGGTTCTGGAAATGATGGGGGAAACGGATCTGGTGGAGGTGGTGGAGGTCAAGTATCTTATGTTTCAAGTTACAATGTTTCATCTCCACAACCAGTCACAGTTGGGGGTGGAGGTGCTAATGGTGGAGTAAGTGCTAATGGATCTAGTGGAACTTCTTCCACTTTTGGACCAACTACTGCTACTGGAGGATATGCACCTCCTAGTGGCGGCACAAATAGTCCTGGGGGAACCAGTGGGGATGGTGTATATAGTGGAGGATCAGGATCTTCTAACTCATCTTGTGGCGGATATCGCGCTGGTGGAGGAGGCGCGGGTGCTGGTGGAAATGGTAGTAATGTGACCAATCCAGGCACAACTAGCGCAAAAGGTGGTGCTGGAGGTCCAGGATCTCCATATCCACAATTTCCTGCGCCTGTTTTAGCTCCAGCTATTCCAACATCAAATCCTAATCCATATCCAGGAAATCCATTAAGAACTGATTGGATAAATGCAGTCGGACCAACAGGTTTGTTTGGTGGTGGTGGAGGAGGAGGAGGAGATTCTAATAGCAGTGGGCCAGGATCTGGTCCGCCCGGTCCAGGTGGCGGTGGTAGAGGTAGAGCAAATTGTCCTAACGGATCAGAACCAGGAACTAATTATACAGGCGGAGGAGCTGGTGGTTCAAGTGGAGGTGGTTGTGCTTGTAGTGGTGATGGCGCGGCTGGTGCTGATGGTATCGTTATCATCCGATATCTATCATAAATACTCATACTTGAATGAGCAGTGCTTTTTAGGATGGAGGGCGAAAGTCCCTCCTTTTTTAGTATCAACTAGACATTCCTGAAAAACTCATATATAATAGCGTTGAATACATTATTCACATATGGCATTTCAATCAATTTGGTATTTTAGCGATCTACCAGAGGACGTAGTAGATATTCTCGAACGAGACCTTACAGAGAAGTTTGATGAACAGATGGCAGACTCCCGATTGCACGGAGACGCACTGAATAAAGACAAACGAAACTCACAAAATGCCTGGATTCCCACCACACACTGGGTCGGTGGATTTGTCTGGCACTATATCGAACGTGCAAATCGTGAGAACTTCTTGTATGATCTGCACTGTATTGATGGTGAGTCAATGCAGTTCACCAAGTATGAGGCAGGGCAGTTCTATGGTTGGCACAATGATGCAGGGCTTGCCACTCAATACAAACCTGTAAGTGTTGGTAATCGTCAAGAAGGACTTGCACAAGACTTCCTGAATGAGAATGTTGAACTTGTTCGTAAACTTTCATTTGTGGTTCAGTTGAGCGACCCTGATGATTATGAGGGTGGCAATCTACAACTCCTTGATGAGGCAGGAAATAGTTATATTGCACCTCGTAAGCGTGGCACTGTAATCCTATTTGACTCTCGCACTCAACACCGTGTTCTTAAAGTGACGAAAGGTGTCCGTAAATCCCTTGTTGGATGGACGGTTGGCAAACGCTGGAAGTGAGGTAGAAAATGGCAGAGCAAATGACAGAACTGCAACTGATGATGCAGGAAAGAATGAACACAGGCACTGCCTGGACTCGCAATGATAGTTTTGAGAAGAACGGATATCTAGTCATTAAAGACTTATGGGATCCAGAAGAACTTTATCACCCAGTTCCACCAGAACGCGGACAACTAAACTGGTGGGGTAAAAAGATGGACCAGTTTACACATCAGGAAGTAGAGATGCAGGTGGAAGGTTCTCTTGCTCGCTATTGGCACCCACAGTATCGTCAAATCCATTGTGGTATTCGCACAAAACTAGAAGAAGCACTGGGTCGTAAACTGTATAATACATATTATTACGATAGATACTACTTCCCAGGGCAGGCACTAACAAAACACGCAGACCGTGATGCTTGTGAGATTTCTGTGACCGTTCACGTCAGCACCAATCTAACTGGTGAGGATGCCAATTGGCCGATTTGGATTAAAACTCCAGACACTTATGCAGATAAAAAGAAGACACAGGTTCTAGTTCCTGGTGAGAACCGTTCAGTGGTTCTAAAACCTGGTGATGGAATGGTTTATAAAGGTTGTGAAAGACCACATTGGCGTGACCCGATGCCTGGTATGAAGAAGGGTAAGAAACTATTTGGTAAGACTGGCGAACTTTACTATCATCAAATTTTCTTTCATTATGTTTTACAAGACGGTCAAAGAGCTCACTGTGCCTGGGACAGAGCACGATGAAGGCACCACTTTTTGAATACCCTTCTTATCAGTATCAAATTGATGATTGGGAGTTTAAAAAAAAGGGCATCTTAAATCGTATCAACTCTCAAAAGTTTGTAAGAACCACACTACAAACCTTTGAGACCGACAGAAGCACTAACAATAAGAACTACTTACACTATCTCCAAGACCTTATTCGACCTCAACTGTTTGAGTTCTGCCAAGAAGCACAGGTCACTTGTAGTATGACTGATTGTTGGTCTGTAAGGTATAAACAAGGAGACCACCAGACGATTCACAATCACAAGAGTTGGGGATTTTCTGGTGTTCTTTATGTGGAATATGACCCTAAACATCACACTCCTACTTGTTTTGTTGCTCCGTGGCAAGACCCTAGAACAGATACAACAACACTTGCATATCCACAAGATGTGAAGGAGGGAACACTGTTTATTGCTCCGTCTTATACATTACACTTCGTTCATCCCAACTCATCAAGAAAACAACGAACGATTATCTCTTTTGACTTATTACCGAAGCTTCCAGAACACCAGGCAATAAATACTTAATAAATAAACAAAAGGGCAAATAAAGAGAAGTGGCATTAAATTTTCCAAATAATCCTGGAATAGGAAGTATATTTACTGAC